CATACGTGCAAATGTGTCTTAGGTAGAAAGGAACCCCAGAGTCTTGAAAGACTAACTCGCTTTCAAGAAGCCTTCCTTGGACTCTTAATCCAAGGCAACCCTCCAGATTAGAGGAGTTGGCTACCCCGCAATCGGTTGAGACCTTTTAGGTATCTAACCATCTGTATAATGGGTGCAGATTCGATAATTTCTTCCGGTACCTCTGGTGTCGGTAAAATTTCGATCTGGTCTCGGAATCCAGTCACTCTCTTCTCAAAAGAAAGTGCCTCTTCCAAAGACAACATCTCATCATACTGGAATTGCACGAGGAGGTCTTTTGCCTCCTCAAGCAATTCTGCGGGATCCTCCGATGTTATACCAATGCCTAGTGCCTGACCAGTCCAGTCATGTAGTCTCATTAAGAGATCTACTGTATCTGGTTCTGGTATGTCCTGAAGATCGTTCCATGTAAATGGACCGTCCTTAGGATCCCGGTAACTAGGAAAGAAAAGCATTCTTTGCGAAGTAGCATGAAGCCATTTCTTCCAATTGCGAAGCGCCTCCTCTGCCGCCGATAAAGCAGCAGTAAGGACTTGCATTGTAAAGAATGACTTATGTTCTTCAAAGAAGTCTTCTCTTTGTCCTTTGTGTGACCATGGTAAAGACTCTGAAATCTCAGCGTCTTCATCTAACATCAACCTGCTATAGGAAAATCGTAATGCAGCTGTTTTTGGGAGGTCAAGGACCTCACCAAAGAATCCATCCTTTGGATGGATAAATGCTGTCATTACCTCTTTTAGCGTCGCTCTACCTTGATGGTAAAGCGTACTTAAAAGAGCAGATATTCCGACCGAGGTTAGTCGAGATTTCATCTCGCTAACTTTAGTTAGAGCATCCCGAGTTAACAAACTTAACATTACTGATACCCCAGAAATAGAACCCTGTTTTGCAAATGCTAAAACATTCGCAATTCGGGCCCCTACTGTAGTATTAGCAGCCAGTTGATTAAACGAGATACCGGAAACAATTTTGTGTCCCCAGCAAGTCCGTTTAGCAAATTCAAAGACAGGTCGGTTTACAGAACTAATTGATTTATTCAAATTAATTTCGCAACCTAAACCCTGCATGACTACTAGATATTCTCGTGCTACATCAGCATCGAAAATAACTAAATCGTCACCTAGTATCTCATAATTGAGATACCAGCCCGAATTGCTATTCTTACTTGCTCTAAAGGCCGCATACTGGACTATCCAATGGTGAGTTAATGCAAGCATTGCCCACGATGACAGTCCCCCCATAGGTTGACCAACAGCATAGGTATATGGACCAGCAGGAACCTTGTACTTGGCTGCCACCTTATCGTTAAGCGCGAAAGTCCGTTCGCATAAAATGTATCTCCAATATTCCCCTATATGAGGATTTTGGAAGATAGCATTAATTATGCTTGCAGACAATTGCACTGGTAATCTATCAGTAGCCGCTGTTAAATCGAAGCTATAGGCGCAGTTACTTTCAACAGCCTTATTCTGACATCTCTTTACAGATGCATCTTGATCAAATGTCCCATCATTGGGAATTGATCTTAATACATTGAAAAGAGCGTCATGAAGTGGGGCTAAGAAAGATTGAGAAATTGCATCAATTAATGCAAAGACTCTAACTTTACCTGCAGCTTCCTCTTTAATAGCAAGCTGGGATAAACCTCCCACTCCGTCAGGACCCAAGCCACTAATTGATGGTTTAGTCCTTAACGGATATGGAAAGTGAATCCCCTTACCTGATATTTTACCTGTAACGATTCGGTCGGCATCCTTGTTAACAAGGTCACTGATGATGTCATAACCATCGGCTAAGAACGCCATAAATGGCGTCTGAACCGGGTATGTGCTATAAGCAAACTCATGGAGTTTCGTCCATAAATCCATCCGGTGGGTTACTAGATTGTAAATATCTGTTAGAGAACCAAAGAATGATATTTTATTCGATGGACTCGCAGACTTACTTACTAGCAACTTACTAGGACTGAGATTTAGGTCTTTCCATTTCGAATAACCCTTTATATGGTTAAAGAAAGGAAAGTACGAAACCTGGGATTTAAGAGACTCTAGATACTCAGGATCTCCGCTGAATGGATTAGTAATCGTGCTTAATTTAAGCTCCCCCGGACATTGTAATATCCGGTAGAGATTAAATAAACTCGACCAAAATCTTATTACAGCAGGATTTCCTTCACGTATCTGAGCTCTATCAAAGGCAGGTATTAATCTTGGAAGTCTTCCCTGCAGAGCAGGGAGCGGTAAGTCCGGGTTTAAAGCCCTAAGACTATCGATTCCATCTTGCCCAAGCTCTTTCTGTATCGCAACATAGCTCGCTTTCATCCATTTAATGGTGAACTCGATGCCATGCGCTGCTTTATATTTAAGAACATAAGCAAGAAAGATTTGTACACAGTTTGCACGGTACGCTAGTCTACCCGTTCTCTCTAAGGCTAAATAATACATTAGTCTTATAGAATTTTTAAAACGAGTAGTTCCCAAAAATTTTTGGGAAAGCGGTACCATCTTACGAACCACTTGGAATTTACTCTTCGTAATATCAAGGAGATTAAATCTCTCCTCTTTTATTACGTTGGGTAAAGGTCCTGAACCTCTTCTACCAACTCTACTCTGCAACTGAACAGATGTAGTAGAAAACTTTCTAATTTGGTTCTGAGGATTAAATCCTTTCGAACCAACGTTATCATAACGATTAAGAAGGTTTTCCGCTCGTCTGAATGTTCTTCGTAGAGCCGGAATTACCCGGTATAACGCTAATATTATTCTGACTATTATCAGCAGAATAGTTGTTCCAATATAATATTCAATTGGTAAACCAACTATATATACTAGAACGGATTCTATTCCGAGATAGTGTATCAGCGATAATAAAGCGGATATAATTATTAATGTTATGATCATGGTATGAAGTATCTTTTCTAACTGCGTTCACTGAACCCTTTTCTTTAGTTTAAGGTCTCGACTACCCATCTCAGGGTAGCCTGACTGACCAACCTCATGCTTCTTTCGAAGTTTAGTAGGTAGGCTCAGTATTGACTGACAGCTAAGAAACGCTTTCTTGTACGCTTCTTATTTTCCCTTTCGGGGGAGATAAGTGAGGAAAAGAGCGATCCCTTACGAGTAAGAGAAAGTCTTTCGGAGGCAGGAGGTTCGACTATTAAGAGAATACAATCTTAATCAGTTCTAGCCGATTCCTGTCCAAGATAGCTAATAAGACTCCGCTGTTCCCTGAGTTTATACCTCGCTATTTCTTCGGTAATTTCTTACCTTCAATAGCA